TCATCAATTCTCCGTGCCTCTTCAACGGCTTCGGCAATCATTGCATCTATTTCTGCTTTGGTATAACAGAGTTTTTTGATTACTTCTTCTGTCATTTAATTTCAAAGTTTAGTTTCCTTACTTTACGTTGTCTTCTTTTCTCTTGCCATTTTAAATCTTCAGAGGTAAAACCTTCTTTAGTATTATCATTAATTGATGATACCATTATAGTTCTAGTTAGGTCAACAGCAGTTACCGTATCACCCTTAACTATTACCATGTTAGGGCATCCGCATGATCTACCTTCAGTCACTTCTCTGTTACAATCTAGGCATCTAATCTTAATCATTTTCTAGTCGTCCATAATCGTCTTCTATTCTAATAATATCATCCTCTTCACATATACCCTTTTGAACTTCAATAAGGGTAACACCTTCCTTTCCACCACATAAACGATGGATAGTTCCTTTTGGTATATATGCATATTCACCTGGTGATATAATTGCTTCTCCATCATCTTGAGTGATGGTACCACTACCTTTCACCACAACCCAGTGTTCTTCACGATGCTCGTGATATTGTAGGGAGAACCTGTGGTTTGGTTTGAGATATATTTCTTTTACCTTGTGATCTGGTTTATCTAAAAGAACTTCATAGGTTCCCCAAGGTCTATGTTCTATCATATGTTATATAGGAAAACCGTTAATATTTGGGAAGCGGATGGAGTGAATCGAACACTCAACTGGAGGTTGGAAACCTCTGATTTTACCACTAAACTACACCCGCAAAAAAGGGTGGGAGGTTGGATTAATGTATACCAACAAGTAAGGGGCATTGCTACATGAGTAGATTTTTACCTTACTGTCTGAGACCCGACTGGTAAGTCGATTCACGTTTTCAACGTGCAGCACCACCTGTGTCTCATCACCTTAACTAGCCTTATGCCAGCAAGTTTGATTCAGTCACTCCCGTGTCAGGTTCGTCAACCCAACAAATATAATATACCACCTCTGTCAACCCTTGTCAACTGCTTTGGTTCCTGATGACAGAATTTCTATGGCGGTTTCATCATCTAACTCAATCCACTCTTCAAACTCTGCATAGAGTGCGATCTTATCTCCAACAAGTTCTGCTTCTGCTATTTTATCAACAGACCAATCTCTTACCTGATTTACAATATCATCCGTCTTGTCCAACTTCATAATAATCTTTTCTGAAGTATCTTGAGAGGATATTACTATTGTAGTACTTCGGTGTTCCGTCATCAAGCGACTCCGTGAGTACTCCGTTGACAAAGAGTTGCCTCGTTTCTTCGAAGTTTGTTTTGCCAGCTGTTTTATGTAAGCTGAGCATAACTCTGCTAAAGTTATGTCTACCCAATTTGAGAATTTCTTCTTTAAGTTCTGGACAAGACCCATAATACTTTTTCCAATCAGATTCAGATTTTACTTTTCGTTTCTTACCTTTAGGTGTTCGAAACTTCCAGAAATATTTTCTACCGATGTATTCTCTACCATTCTGGTTATTTGTAATACGGTAGACGAAACCGAAGATATCATCAATATCGTCAGTAGTGAAAGGTTTACCCTCATATAACCAGGGGTTTTCGTAATCTCTTCCTTCAACCATTCCATAACTTTCATTCGCAACTCCTATTTAGTAATCAAATTCGTCAAGAATATCTAATGCATTATTTAATGCTTGTTGTGCTGCCCATCTTTCTTTAGGTGTCCACGTAGGATACCAAGACTTACTATCAATACTATTCTTTAATTTCAATAGTCGGGATTCCATATCAATTTTTTTCAAACGTCCATTCATATATTCAGGATGCGATGGAAATAGTGATTCAATCATATTTAGATAATAAGTTCCAAGTTTTGGTATAATCTTCTACATTATAAGCGAACCCACACCTTTTTTTAACTTCTACTGCTAGAGAATGATCATTACCTCCTTCTTCCATTCTATCACCAAAGAAGTATAACTCATCATCGTCAGTAAAATCTCTTAATATTTGACTCTTATCTCTACCCAATGGTGCTATATCAAGTCCTGTCTGACCACCTACAGTAGCATATAAGTCAGGAAACCTTTCGTTAAATCGTCTAGCAATACTCACTCTCTCATGCTCATCCTTATCCCATTGAACATATGCTTCCCTCTCTTCCCAATTAGCACCCCTACCTAATATACTAAAGTTTATACAACCTGGTCTCTCTTCTATATGAGGATCAGTTCTTATCCTAAACTGACTGTAATCTAATTCATCTTGTAGGAATTGTCTTACCTCATCAGATGGTTTCCACGTATCTCTATAAACATTATTATCTTTCTCATAGACATCACAACCAGAACAATTATATACTCGTTTAGCAGTGTAACATATATCCAATCCCAACTGTTCTAATGTCTTCTGCCTATCACTACCAGTAACAAGATAGACATCATGGTGACGACAGAATATAAGAAAGGGAGCCCAGAATTCATGCTCAATCTTTTTGCGACTAGGAGTTAGTGTCCCATCAACATCAAATATAAATTTTTTCATTACGCTTATTGAAACTCTTCTTTGCGTCGTTGATCAAGATACTGTAATACTTCCTCACGCCATTCCATAAGTTCATTAAAGCACTCCTGATTGTGAGCACAACTACGTAATCTATTATCTGGTTTGTGTACACTCTCCATGAAGATAGTAAGTGCATCTCTACGTTTAGTTTTCTTATCAGTCATAATTTAAATCCAGAGAAAGTGTCCTTCTTAACGTCTTGTTTAATACCACCAACAACATAAGACTCTACTTCAGTCTCTTGTGGTGCAACCTGAAGACCTTTAGATGATATCCAGTGTTGTGTCCAAGGCAATGGATTATGTGCTGCAGGAATATCATAGACTGGTTTCAATCCTATTGTCTTCAATCTTCGATTAGCAATCCATTCAACATATTGATGTAGTAATTTATCATTCAAACCAATCATACTTCCATCTTTAAACAAATAATCTGCCCACTTCTTCTCTTCATTTACACACTTATCAAACTGTTTATATGTCCACTCCTGTTCTTCTTTCATTATTTGTATCATATCAGGATCATCACCCTTTCTCCAATTGTTTAAAATGTTTTGGGTGATTGCGAGGTGTTGATTCTCATCTCTGGCAATGAGTGATATAATCTTGGCTGACCCTTCCATAACTTTAAGTTCACCAAAGGCAAAACTACAAGCGAAACTAACATAAAAACGAATACCTTCCAGTATGTTAACATTTGCGACTGCCCTATAAAGTGAACGTTTCAATTCTTTCATTTCAATAACAGGTAAAGAAGTATCTAAAGTTTTATCTAAACTCTTCCATAGATTACCAGTACCCCACTCCTGTGCTTCATTAATAAATTTGTCATATGCTTCAGTAACACTTGAAGCACGACTCAATATCCTATCATCAGAAAGAATAGTATCAAATACTTCTGAAGGATCTGCATATACATTCTTAACGATATATGTATAAGATCTACTATGAATCATCTCCATAAAAGACCAACACTCCATACATGCCTCCAATTCTGGAAGAGAACAATAAGGAATAAATGCCATACCTGGTGCTCTACCCTGAACAGAGTCAAGCATTGTTTGATACTTCAGGTTAGAAGTAAAGATATGTTTCTGTTCTGGACGTAAAGATTGAAAATCACCACGATCTTTCTGTAGTGAAACTTCCTCTGGTCTCCAGAAATAACCCAACTGTTGCTTTGTAAGATTCTCAAATTGAGGATACTTAAAACTATCATAACGTTGGACACCTAATGGTTTCCCAAAAAACATTGGTTGTTTCTTTGTGTCAACTGCTTCAGTATTGAAGACAGTCATTCCTTTAATACTAGATGGCACAGGATTCACACTCCTCTTCATTTTCTAATTCGGATAGTAGGGTAGATATGTTATTCTCCTTAACGTCATCATGCCATCCCACAGGATGTGCAGGTTCTATTTCATCATGCTTATTATCATATGTGTTCTGATAATAAGATGTCTTCCAACCATACTTATAGGTTGTTAATAGATCTTGTGCCATTACACTAGTAGGAACTTCTGATCCCTCATAATGTTCTGGATTATAAGACCAGTTACCAGAAATTGCTTGGTCAAAGAACTTCTGCATAACTGCTACAATATTAATATACCCTTCGTTACTTGGCATCTCCCATAATAAAGTATAATTATTCTTTAGACTAGCATAGGAGGGAACAACTTGCTTAAGAGGCCCTTTCTTTGATTTTTTAATGGACAAGTAGTCTCTAGGTGGTTCGATTCCATTGGTTGCATTTGACACAACGGAACTGCTCTCCGATGGCATTTGTGCAGACAGTGTTGAGTGCCGTAAACCGTAGGTATTGATAGATGTTCGAAGAGATTCCCAGTCATGTTCCAAAGGTTGAGAACAAATTTCGTCTACGTCCTTCTTATATGTATCAATTGGTAGTATCCCATCGGCATATTTGGTACGTCCAAAGTTCTCACAATGACCTTTTTCTTTAGCAATTTGATTGGATGTCTTTAAAAGATAGTACTGAAAAGATTCAGTTAATCCGTGCACAGCATCCCATGCCTCTTGTGATCCATAACTAAAACCTAACTTGGCAAGATAATGTGCGAGACCAATAAACCCTATTCCAAGTGATCTACGTGCCTTTGTGGCCATTTCTGCTGCCTTCACAGGATACTCTTGATAATCAATCAACTCTTCCAATCCACGAACAGAAAGATCACATAGTTCCTCTAGTTCTTTATCATTTCTTACTGTACCAACATTAACTGCAGAAAGAATACACAATGCTATCTCTCCTAAATGATCATCAATATGACCTATAGGATAGGTAGGAAGTGTAATCTCCTGACATAGATTACTCATATAAACTTTATCTTTAAAAGATGAATGCTCATTGCAATGATCTATATTCATGATATAGATACGACCTGTCTCTGCTCTCTCCTTTAAAAGGTCAAGTATTAATTCCTGTGCTCCAATACTGGTCTTGGAGATTGATTCGTCTGACTCGTAACGGCAATATATGTCATCAAACTTATCGGTCCCAAAACTCTCATACAAACCAGGAACATCATGAGGGGAAAATAACGTGATTTCCTTATTGTCGATAAACCTTTGGTAAAATAATGCACTTAACTGGATGCTGTAGTCGAGTTTTCTGACTCTGTTGTCTTCGGTTCCTTTGTTGTTTTTGAGGACGAGGATGTCTCTGATTTCTTGGTGCCAGATAGGAAAGTGGACAGTTGCTGATCCACCCCTGATGCCGTTTTGAGTACAGCATCGAACAGTGCTTTCAAATTTTTTGAGGAAGGGGACCACACCTGTGTGTTGTACTTCGCCGCCACGGATTCTACTGTTGATCCCTCTGATTCGTCCTGCGTTAATACCGATACCAGCCCTCTGTGCAACGTATTTGCCAATAGCCATGTCAGAACTAAAGATACTATCGAGGGTGTCATCAATATCAACCAAAACGCAAGATGCAAATTGACGAATTGGGGTCCGTACCCCCGCCATGATCGGGGTTGGGATGTTGAGTTTGTGTCTGGAGATTGCGTTGTAGTATCGTTGGACATAATCTAACCTTGTTTCTTTTGAATAATTTGAAAAGATCGTCAATGCGATCATCATGTACATAAACTGTGGTGTCTCATACACCTTACCAGTACTTCTATCTTGTACCAAATATTTATCTACAACTTGCCGTAATCCAGCATATGTAAACAAAAAGTCACGTTCGTGATCAATAAAAGAATCTGCCTTTTGTATTTCCTCTTTAGAATACTTGCCAAAGATATCCTTATCATACACATCTATGTTGGTACAATTCATGATGTGATCTTCAAGAGGAGGTAAATCTCTTGATCTACCATATAAACTCTTTCTTGTAGCAAAAAGCAACAACCTTGCTGCAACGAATTGATAATTAGGATTATCTAAAGTGATTAAATCACTAGCAGACTTAATGAGTATATCTTGAATTTCTGCAGTAGAAATGCCATCATAGAATTGAATTCCTGATTGTATTTCTACTTGAGATGCAGAAACACCAGTGACATCTTTACATGCCTCTTCAACCATAGTATGGATCTTTTCAAGATCTAATGGTTCGGTACCTCTACCATTTCTCTTTTTAACTTTAAGTCCGTTGGTCATATTCGTTTCCAGGTATTGAATTGGAGTTGTGCTGTTAGACCTGAATATGTGTTTGAGTTTAACACATCCATTACATCATGTCTAGCAAGGATCATATCATTTATATCCTTTTCGTTAATATTGTTAGGCCATATTACAACCTTTTCACCTCTGTTGATGGTGTCCGAGATTCTTCTAACAATCTCATGACTCCTCGGCTCGTTATCATAGACCCAAATAGGATTGCTAACACCCCACTTCCCAACATCACCGTCTGCACCACACATAGCAATTGAATTGGATATGAACGTTGAGTCAAACGGTCCTTCAGTGACGAAAACGGGAAATTCATTGTCAATTTTGTTAAGTCCATAGATTTTAGGAGCATCATCATCAAGCATTATAGTAATATATTTAACAGAATTAGGGCCTAGAGCTCTGCCTTGAAATCCAATGAGTTGGTTTTCATATATTAAAGGAATAATAATCCTAGGTTCATCATATCTTATATCACTAAACTTATTAGGCACTAAAGTATTTACCCACTTTTTAAAAGTAGGTGTGTAGTTGAAAATTTTAGGATCTATTAATCTTTTCTCAAGATATAACCTTGCAGCATCATTCTCTGATGCCTTGGGAAGATCAAGTTTTGGAGAAAACTGTGGTGGTTTAAAATCAAACTTTGGTTCTTCTACCACTGTTCCCCTACCAGTATGACCATCCTTAAATCTTTCAAAGACATACTGTTTATGAATAACAGGATCTAATGTCTTCAAAAAATTACTAAGAGTCATCGAGGAACCACAATTGTGACACCTAAAATTGACATCAGCCTTTACACCATAAAGATATCCTCTGGTCTTACTCTTATTTTTTTGGGAGTCGCCACAAATAGGACATCTAAAATTATAAAGGCCTGATTTTATCTTCTTAAACTTCTGCAGTCTTGAAGAAATAAGACCTATAAATTTAGAATCAACAAGATCCATTCATAATAATTACTGTGTCTGTATTATACTTGTTTCTGATGGAGATGTCAATACAGTTCCCATAATCCTCTGACCTATGGGTGAAACTACGAAACTTATGATGGCGATTGCTCCTGCAATAGACCACATCTTCATCTCTATCTTACGAAGACGATCATCTACCTTGCGAATATCTCTCTCACATCCTGCCTTAATCTCCTTACCTTGACGGTTGACTTCTCTATGAACAG